AGATTTAGAATATTGTTAACGCCGGCCGAAATATCTCTTATTTCAAGATTTATTGTAAGTAAATCATTTGACTGAGGCATTCATAATTCTCCTTTTCGCGGTTTGTACTTTCATATATGACCAAATTATTTGAATAGTTTCGGTTTCCGAACTAGTTAAAAAACTTTTACAAACTGCCCACCTTGCATGGCTGAAAGTACGGGGATAGACAGAGATATACTTTAAGTTTTGCATTGTATGAAATATTTTCAAGACACGTCTGTATGAAACACTGGAGTCTATAGAAATTTGTTTGGCTGTCACTGTCCAAAGTGATTTATTAAAATGAGTATGTAACGCTTGGACAACTTTACCGACTGTATCTGGAGACATTTTCTTTTATTTGCTCGCAGCTTTTTTGGCCGAGTTTTAGGCCGGCGCCAAAAGAAACAATGAAAATCAAAAGACCGATAAACCAAGCACTTAAGATTTCTTCTGATTTCATTTATGAATCTTTATAGGTAGAATTTGCCATCTCCACCAATGTAGTGATATACGCCAACTTGGTAATTCATAACAGTTAGCCCGAGTATTCTTTCTCCACCAAAGCATTTTTTAATCCCCCTCTTCTACTAAAACTCCGGCTTTTAAAAATGATTCAATCTCTAGCTTTTTCTGACACCACTTTGCTGGAAGAATTTTTCCAGGCGTTAAACATAGACCATGATCTTGTTCACATTTACCTGTCCAGCAACCTTGACTACGCCACAATTTTACAACCTTATAATGCATTTTTCATACTCCTTTCTCCAAGTTCTAAAAGTGCTTGAATTTCAAGCGCCGTTAGAAGTTCCATAAAAGTTATAATTTCTGGTAGATCATCATACATAAATCGACAAGACGCCATTTCAGTATCAAAGACTTCACTGTTGAAGATTAGTTTTAGGCTTATTCTAGAGATAGAATTCTTCCTGAGCCACTTGAAGTCGCGTCTTTAGAGATTCTTGCATTTGAAGTAAAGACATGAAAGCAAACCTAGACAAGCGTATGCCCTGAGTGTAACCCTCGTTTTTCCGGTACAGCCGAATATCTATGAATGGTGGGCCGCCGTTTGTTCTAATTAAACGGCAACGAATTTCAAACTTTTCATTATGTTCTAACGCCGGAAATATTGCGAGAATTACTGTCTTCTTTGAAGGTTCTGGCATTTTTAGTCTTCTTCTTCTTCGTCATCATCGTCATCTTCGTCATCTTCATCATCTAGATGATCGTCTAGATCATCTTCTTCTTCCTTTTCTTCTTCTTCTTCCGGTTCTTCTAGAAGAACATCTTTATCTTTGTCTTTATTAATATCTTCAATAATATCTTCGAAATTTTCTGGCTCAGCATGTGAAGTCATTTTAATTTCTCCTTGGAAACTATGCCGGGTGTGCCATGGGCACACACCCGGCATTTGAAAGAGTTAGACTACTTCTACAATGGCGGGCGGTGTTAGACGATTAAGTTCATTTCCACTTTCTGCTTCAATTCGATCCCAACGTACACGGAGTTGACTATTATCAATTCCTTCTAGCGTTCCTTGTACTCCGGCTACAAGTACGCTTCCATCTGGAAAAGTATGAGAATGTCTAGCTCTTACTCGCATTTTAATCACCTCCCTTCTCTGTTGGAATATCTTCATAAACCCATTTATGGACTTTAGTAAAATTTGAAGAAACTAGCCTAACTCGCTCACCCGATGGAAGTGAAAAAAAGATTTTCCAGACACTATTTTCTTTTTCAGCATAGTCTAATGCCGCTTGTAGTGAGGCAAATGTGGCTAGGCCATGTTTCTCTGAGCGAGTTTGAAATTCTATATTTGTATTTGCGTTTGTCATAATTGTCATTTTTTCTTTCTAGGCCGGTACTTTTTCAGTTTCTGTTTCAATTTCTTCAACAGGCTTTGCCTCTACTTCTGACGGAAGTGGAAACGCCGATGGAATTTCTTCAACCGTTAGAATCTTTTCGATTTCGCCGAGGTTCATGTTTAGGCTCCTTTTCAGCAAAAAAAGTTAACTGCTCTATACTTCCATCCTACTCTGAAACAGGGACAGCACTAAGGCTAGGATAATTCATCTTACATTATCCAAAATGCGGTCTTGTTGGCGCTGTTTATATACACATCTCTTAGCCATGGTTGCATCGAGACTTCCGGCTACAACAAGATGTTGAATTAGAACGGTGTCATCTTGGCCGATTCTGTGTACCCTTTTCTCGGCTTGACTTAATACCGAAGGTACCCAGTCACCTTCGACAAATATCAAGTGACATGCTGCGGTCAGGGTTATTCCGAGACTAGCTACCTTCATTCCACAAACAATAACCCTTACTTCTGGATCGTGCTGGAATTTGTGGATTATATCGCCCCGCCGGTTGAATTCCACATGTCCATCTATTACATAAGAAGCATTGTCGTTCTTAAGGTAAAATCTGACATGTTCATTCACAAGGTCTAGAACATCACGGTGGTGGCCGAATACAACAAGTTTTTCGTTGTTGTCTAGAACTGTGTCTATGTATTCATATGCAGACTCTAACTTTGCTAGGGCCATCATGTGACGAATTCTAGCCATCTTGTCTATGGGGTAGCGGTAGCCATCCTGAAGGGCAGAGATTATTTCTTCCCATTGTTCATTAGTCAGGCTTTCAGCCGACATAAGAGTTTGAATGTCTTTTCCATTTTTCAGTAACTTTTGTTCTTCCCTTACTAACTCTTCAAGTGCAGGCGTGAGAGGCAAATCTACTACTTGACGCCGTTTCTTTGGTAGTTCTGGTAACACGTCACGTGTTAGCCTACGGATCATTAGTTTCTCATGTAAAACTTCATGGAGTTCCCGCGCGTTCCGCGTTCGCTTTATAGAGTCAAGGTAACGTGCCTGGAATGACTCTGAGGAATACCAGTAACGTGGATATTCGTCTGTTACACGTGGGCGTTTTGTTTCGGGATCCATTTTAGTAATCAATGGATAGATGACGGGGTAAAGTTCGTCGGCGTAGTTTACTATGGGCGTACCTGTTATGTGAATTATGACTGGTTTTGTTCCTAGACTTAACATCTCCATTACACTTTTGTATCTTGCTGTACTTGCATTCTTTAACATCTGTGCTTCATCAAACACAATTAAAGAAAACTTGTTCTTAAAACCCCAGAGTTTTCCGAATTTTCCTACGGTTTCGTATGTTGTTATTGTATAGGGTGATCCGGCCCAGACGCCTAGGCAAAATTCAAAATCTAGACTAGGACTCCATTCTAGAGCATGTTCTGTCCAGACTAGTGCGACGTTTTTTGGTACTACTATTAAGACGCTTTTTGGTTTAAGTACTTCTAGAACTGCAAGGACTTGAACTGTTTTGCCTAATCCCATTTCATCCGCAAGGAGAGTGTTTCTTCCGTTTTGAATATTTTCAAGGATTTTCTTCATTCCTTGGTACTGAAAATTGTAAAGGGGAACGCCGTTTTTGTTTCTATGAATCATAGACTCTGCAAGGCTTTCTAAAGGATAACTCATAGCTTTATTTCTATGGCGTGATTAGGTTCGTCTGAGTTACAGCCTAGGCAGTTATTTAGAATACATCCATCACATAAAAGCATCTCGCATTTAGTAACATAATTAGCAACATTTAGGCAGTCTTTTGGGGGATGGAACATTGAATCTATTGTACATTCACACTTACTCATGCTTTCTCGATCTCGTCAAACATCTTGAGAGTCTCGACTGAGACTTTATCTTTTGTTGCTTGAACTATGAGGCATGAAGGCTTACACCTTGGTCCCTTACGGTCATTTCCATTATAGAATATCCATGCTGTCTTAGCGCCACACTTGAAACACTTTTCCACAGTGTCTGTTGAAACGAAACGTGGACCATCTTGTCTAGTCCATGCTTCATGAAGTAGGTCTAACTTTGCTTGTGTTTGACAGAGTAAAACGGCTAGCCCATGCCACTCACTTATGAGTCTTCCGACTTGTGCTTTGTATGTTGCTTCGTCTTCCGGTCTTTTTACTTTTAAGTCTAGTGTTGCTATCTCTTTTTCAAAGTTAAGCCATATTTTGCGTTTCAAATTCTTACCACCTTTCTTATTACAAAGTTTAGGGCCATGAGCTTACTCTACCATGGGTCCGGCAGGGTGTCAAGGGGTTCCTTCGGGGGCCCTTTTGCCCTTTAGAGTCAGGTACTTAGGCTCCTGGCCTTGCCGGACCCCTAGGCGGCCTTGGCCGGGTTCGGCCCCTCTTTAAAATGGTAATTCTCATTCTATTATTATTATTTAAAAATTTTTTTTTTTTTATAATACAGAGGCGAGAGTTGACTCGTTTTCCTGCCTGGGGGCCAGGATGAGGCAAGGGCCTAAGTGCGCGTCGCACTTGACGAAAAGGGCGCCGAGTGTAACCCCTTGTGCCCTTGTTGGACCGCTAGACCTCGCCTTGAACTTTTCTCTTGACATCCCTTCCCTTCGTGGTATCATGGCCGTAGTCCAGCATGGTGCTGGGCGGAACCGGCCAAGGCCGATGAGGAGCAAGAAAATGGCGAGAGTAAAGAACGAGCTCGTGGTGGACGGTGGGACGATCTTCGTAATGGGAAAGGATGGAGATGCAAAGCTTCCGGCATTCAGCCCAGGTGGTGATGCTGACTCTCAGGATGTAAAGGTGAGTGGTCCGGCAAGTCTCAAGGATGCCCTTGCTTCCCCACAGGCAAACGCATTCTATCAGGCATTGCTCCGCGGTCTAGTGGCCGCAGGAATCACTCTCGCCCGCAAGGCTTCAAATACCTTCGTAAGTATCCGTGGCGTGCGAAAGAATCTCCTGGACGTTCCTGACAAGTTTCTTTCCGTCATGCTGCGCTCCGAGGTTGACAGAGTCAACGTGGAGAATGGTATGGCGGTGGAGAAGGATGGTGCAACGGCCGACTATGCCGAACTCGATTCAGCATGGATCAATGTCGCAAGGCTCCGCAATATCAAGCTCGCCGGTCCTGATGCGAAGGGCCAGTACATCCTGACTCCGTAGCATTCTCCTGCTACAAGAAAACCCCCGGGATAACCGACCGGGGGTTTTCCTTTGCCTACTTCCCGCCCGCCGAAAGAATAAAATCAAAAATATAAAATGAAAATCTACGCTCGCACAAAATGATTGACTAAAGTTTGTCAAAACGCCCTTTGGCTTGCCAGCTTGGCGGGGAAATGGTTTCTGCCAAATTTAAGCCAAATTCTGAAATGTTAAGTACTAGTTAAAGTAAAGTTAAGAAAAGCTTCGGCAGTCCTACAGTCCTTACTTGACAAGCCTTGGCTGGCATGGTAGCATGGAGTCATGGAAGTGATGCACGCGACGGACCATGGAACGAAAATGCTAGAATGTCCCTTAGACGGTTTAGAATTAGAAAACGATAAAGTTTTTGCTGACGAAGCAAAAGCTTTCGGCGTTGGGAAACGTATGGTTTTTTGCCGCTTCGGGCATCGCTTTGTATTGGAAATGCCGGAAGTAAAGACACCAAAAGAAGAAGTTAAAAAAGTTCTTCGGCGTGGCGGGTTTTGTCGCTACTGTGAATATCCTCTAGACGAAGTAAAAGACATAAATAGACTAACTCATCGTGAGTGTTACGCCGAAAGAAATAAGGTTTGGCAAGAAAATCAAAAAAAGCTTCGTAGAAAATTAAAGAAAGTGAGTTAGAAAAATGGCTTATGAAAATTCTTTAAGAACTAGACATCATGAAATTTTACGTTTGCACTTTCTCGGGAGGTCTAACCGCGAAATTGCTATGTCCCTAAATCTTCATCCTCAAACTATTACTTGCATTCTTAAGTCACCCCTCGCGCAAGCTGAACTAACACGGCTGAAAGCCGAAGCCGAAAAATCACTAGTCAACGTTCCGTTGAGGCAGCAACTTTTAAATGATTTAAATGGAAGCGCCATGGAAGCTTTACATCTACGGCGTGGCCTTATGAATGATAACAATATTAATTTAGGAGTAAGGGAAAGAATTTCTCAACACTTTATGGATAGAGTAATCTTTCCGAAGAATGAAGAAGACTCAACAGAAGGAAGTTACAGAGATATTCTAAGGAAAATGTCTGAAATCGAGCGTAAGCTAGGAATGAACGCCGTGCCTATTGAGGCAGAGGCTCAGCCGGCGTGACGGTTCTAGACTCAAGCATAGATTGGCTTTATCGTTACCGTTCGGTAGTAGGACATCGCTATTTTTTGGAGGACTGTGTTTTTACGATGGATCAAGCTGACAAAGAAGAACCTGTTAAGAAATTTCCATCTTTAATGGCTAAACCATATTTATATACAGTAGCAGACAAGATGGTTAATGAAAGTCTGCTAGGGTTAGTGAAAAGTAGAAGAATGATTATAACGTGGCTTTGTTGCGCCATTTGTTTATGGGACGCTCTCTTTTTCGAGGGCCGCTTTAACGCCCTCATAAGTAAGAAAGAAGAAGACTCTGACGAGTTAGTCAGAAGGTGCAAATTTATCTACGAGAATATCCCGTCCGACAAAATGCCCGTAAAGCCTGTCATTCATTATAAGTATACTGAACTAAATATTCCCTCTATCGGGTCAACTATTAAGGGTTTTGCTCAAGGTCCTGACCAGCTTAGACAAAGAGGATGTTCGAGAATTTTCGCAGACGAAATTGCTTTCTGGGAGAATGCTAGAAAAACTTTCGTAGCTATGAAGCCTACGCTTGAGGGTGGAGGTAAGGTTGTTTTGGTATCGACTAGATACCCGGGGTTCTTCAAAGAAATCGTAGAGGACGAAGCGGCATGAGCCATTGTTATTCAATCGGCGTTCGGATTGAGGGTAAGGAGAAAGAAATATGTCTAGTAGTTCCAAAAAATAAGCGAATTAAGGAAGAACTAGATAAAGATAAAGCACCAAAGCCAACGCCGCAAGAAGTAGATAATGCTATTGAGTATCACTTAAACCTTCATAAACATGAGCTAAATGCTCCAAGAGCTGAATTTGAGCAGGTTTTGGATTACTGATGAGCCATCCCGCCTCCGAAATGTGTTACACCATTACAGTAGACATAGAAAAAGAACCAACCGAACTTTGTCTGACACATGTGCCGGGAAATGGAAAACTTGAACAAACTGTGAAGTATGGAAAACAAGCTGCACCTTCGCGTTCGGAAGTAAAGCGCGCCGTTGATTATTATATTGAAACAGGCCATAACGCACCAAACAAAGGTCCAAGTATGCAAGCTGTAGACAGGCATGATGTTGGATTTGAAGTCGTAATTTCTCTCGGCGGAGCCGAAAGTGCCAACAAAAAGTGAGAAGCAGGCTCGTTTCATGGCCATGTGTATGCATGATCCTAAGCATGAAAAAGGAAAATGTCCAGACATGTCTATTAAGAAAATGAAGGAGTTTACAAAGAAGGGTGGTCAAAAATGAATGAATATAGAACAACTTTTGGTTCTAGAACTCCCGACACGCCACCCATTATTCCAGAAGGTGGGTACAACGAGTTTGCTGGCTTAACACCTCGTGGTAATTCAGTTCTAGAAAAAGCTCAAGGTCAGTTGAGTAATGTTCGTGATGAGGCTCAAGGAAGACAACAACGTGCATTTGAACAAGCAAAAGCAGACCAGGCATACGGTCAATATCTTAAACAGCAAATGGGTTGGGGAAGACAACGTTCAGAATTAATAAAAATATTAACTGCACGTGGACTCTCTGGAAATGCTTTGTACGCAGAACTAGAACGCCAACTACCAACAGATCAAAAAGTACTAGATTTAAGTGGCTACAAGTCTAGTGCAGATTTGATAACTGAGTATGAAGGTGGTACATTACCTTATAGTCCAAGCGGGCCAGGATTTTATACTCAAGCAAGTTTTAATCAGATGCATGGATATGGGCCACCCTCGCCTCCACAATATAGAGAACCTTACAATCCTTATGCAACTTCAACGGCGCCGTTTGATCCGGCAGAAATGCAAAATTATTTTCAAAGTCAAATGCCTTGGTTGTATCCACCACCGCCTCCAGGGCCGTCACCATCAGGAAGACCATTATCAAGACCATGGGTACCACCAACACCACGAGTAAATCCAACTCCTAGACCTGTAGTTAGAGCACGGCCACAAAAACAACCTATGTGGCAACCTGTTCCAAATGCTGCTTCTGGTTCAAATGGTTCAAATATGAATTATAATCCTAATACAGTCGGTCAGACTGAACGTCAGACAGCGAGTTATTAAATGCAAGGCTTTGGTGGAAATACTAATTCTGCGATGTCGGCGATTAGTTCGTTACTTAGTCGTGGTCGTGGAGGTGGTGATAATTTTTTTGAAGGTAGAAGTGGTAATTTCGGTGGCTATAATCCAGATGGAAGTATTCGTTATATGAATCCAAATAGCGGCCCAACTGATCGGCATGTTCCAGAAATAATGGAACAACAACCGCCAAAAGGCGAACCATCTAAGTCCGGTAGACTTGGTTCGCCAGTAAGATGGTCTGGTTCGGATGGCGAAAATCTTAGCGGGAATGGCGCAAAAACTCCATTTCTAGGAAGTCAGACCGGCGGCCAAAATGATCCTTTAAGTTATATCCGTAGTTTATTTGGTCCACAACGTCCATCTTACGGCGGAAATATTCCCGGTCAAGGTCAATGGCCAACACCATACTCAGTTCCACCTTCTAGACTAGGTCCTATAGTTCCGCCAGTTCCGCCATGGTATTCACAGCCACCTCCTTGGTGGAATCAACCACAATTCCAAAATATGCCGTGGTATAATAACGGTGGTGGTCCTAGTGGCGGACCAGGATCACCAGGTATTTCTGGGTATAGCGATCCAGACCAAGGCGGTATGGATGGAAATCCCGGCGTTGCGGGTCCAGCAGGATCGGTAGGAACTCCAGGTCCAGCCGGACCAACATCAGACGCGGGTGATGCATGGTAGAAAATATTATTGAAGTTCCAGAAAATGCCCAAAAATTAGAACAGGGTCTTTATACCTGGAAAAACATAGGTAATGGTTTCACTATTCTTGACTTAGACTATACGGCTGACCCTGAGAAAAGAACTGAAGAATGGAGAATTCAATCTCAGAGTGGAATGCCCCGTTCAGAATGGGAGCGAGAATATGGACGGCGTTGGATAGTTTACGACGGTAAGCCAGTCTATGCCGACTATGATGATACTCTTCACACAGTAAAGGGAACAATCATAGCTGCAAAACGTGCAAAGTTAATTTCGGGGTGGGATGGCGGTCCTAACGACGTAAATCTAGCATGGGTCTTGGGATTAGTTGCTACAGACGATCTAGCCGTGACATGGATAGACGAATACTCCATAGATGATGGAGACATCCCAACTTTTGTTGAGATTGTGGCTAGTAAACTAAAATTAGAATGGTCAAAGCTTGGAGGTTTCAGTATCCATATTGCAGACCAGAGTGTTTTTACAAAGTCTCAAGTTGTTTCGGGTGGTAAAGCCATGGCAGACGTGATGCGCCAGTATGGAATGGCACCCATTCCAGGTGAAATTAGTTTCGCTAAAAGGCGCAGCGCCGTTCAAAGAATGATGGTTACAAACTTCAAAGCTACTCGTGATGGTAGTATGACTCCAAAATGGAGAGTTCATGAAAGGTGTGTCTTTCTTCGTGAAGCTATGGCTGGTGGTTATGCTTATCCAAAAGCAAACATGGGGGTTGGCGGTCAGTACCGCCCAGCCCCAATGAAGAATAAATTTTCCCACATCTCAAATGCCATGGAGTATGCTTCAAGTAGGCTTGCAGTAAGTGGTATGGATATTCCTTATGCCGGTCGCAAACTTCCAAAGATGCGTCTGGTGGGTGTAGGCTAAATTATGTTACATCTTAAGCAAGACTTTCTTCCACAAACACAGAAAGCTCAAAAGATTCAAAAGCTAATCCGTGAATCTATCAATTCGTCTGACCGTTACATTTCACGAATGTTCCCTACTTGGGATGATGCAGAGCTTAATTATCGTGCTTACAGACCGGCCGACGAAGAAGACCGTGAAAGTATTCAGAAGTATGGAGTTCAAAAAATTATTGTGCCAATTCAGTTTGCTACGGCACAAATTATTACAACCTTTTTAATGGAAGTTTTTAACGCCCTCAAACCTACGCTTCGCGTTCGTGGAGCAGATCCTGCTTCGGTTAAACCTGCTCAACTAATGGAACTTTGCTTAGATTATGACTATAGAGGAAATCGTGGTTACTTAATGATGCAGCAATGGTTTCTTAATGCTCTCCGTTATTCATACGGCGTTATGCATAATCAGTGGGGTAAGAGACAGTCTGTACGGCGCCAACTTATTGCAGAACCAGCTTCAATAATTGAAGTAGAGGGCCAGGAGTTTAAAATACCAGGTCCAGTAAAATATACGAATGACTGGTATACAATTTTTGAGGGAAATACATGGTCAGTCCTAGACAACAGACAATGGTTTCCAGATCCTCGTGTACCAATCACGCGCTTTCAAGACGGCCATTTCTGTGCCCACCGAGATTATATTCATGATAATGATCTTAGGAAAATGGATGAAGATGGCCTTTATTTTAATACAAAAGAAATTAAAGCTACCGGCTCTAGCCGTGATACAGACATGGGTGGTTCAACTCACCGGCGCGACAGATTTGAAACAAATATTTCACTACATAACGTGTTGGCGGAAGCCAAGAAGAACAAGATGCACGTTAATGAACATATTTTTATTACTATTATTCCAAAGGATTACGACCTTGGATCAGAAGATCGCCCACAGGAGTGGGTATTTAATCTAATAGATGATCAATACATTGTACGGGCCGAAGAATCATGGGCAGTTCCAAAGTTTCCTTACGCCGTTATAGAACCCTATCCAGACATTTTAGCCTTCATGTCTCAAGGGCTAATGGAATTAACGCAACCCTTGGCAGATCATGTCAATTTTCTTTTTAATAGTCACATGGCAAACGTGCGGCGCGTCATTAAGAATCTAATTCTTGCAGATCCTTCACGTGTAGATCTAGCAGATGTTCTTGATAATAGCGATGGTGGAATTATTCGTCTACTTCCAACAGCTTATGGAACTGACCCAGCAGCTGCGGTTAAACAACTTCAAATTCAGGACGTAACATCAGGACATTTTCAGAATTTACAAATTCTTCTAGAGTTCTGGGAACGTATAACGGGTGCAACAAGTCAGATGTTTGGTCAGATTTCTTCTGGCCGCCGTACCGCTTACGAACTTCAAGGAGTTTTCCGCCAAGCTGGTAGCAGAATGAAAATGATGGCAGACTTAATGTCAAGTGAAGGTGTTGCTCCGTTGACCGAACAAATGGCAATGCTTCGTCAAGAAAACATGACAACTGAGCAATTCGTTAGACTTGCGGGAAAAACTGCCGAAAGCCTCGGCGTTTCAGCAGACATGGTTATGAATGATTTTCTAAATGTATCACCGAAAATGATTTCTGGAGTATTTACTTTTCCGGCCGAAGAAGGAGTTCTTCCATATGACCGTGCAGCAGCCGCTGAAATTCTCGAAGATGTATTTGGAAAGGTTGCACAGTTTCCATTCCTGACTCAAGCATTTGACCCTGTCGCTATTTTCAAAGAATTGATGAGACAAAAAGGACTTCATCATATTGATGAGTTTTTACAGAATGGTTTAAAAACTGAAAGTATGATAATGACTCCTGATCAGCTTGGAGAGCTTTATGCTTCTAAAAAGATTCAGCCAGCAACACCGGGTCGCCCAGATGAGGGTGTCAGACAAGATGCAGGAACATTAACTATGGAGGGATTAATAGGTGGAGCGGGAGCGAGTTACAACGGCGGACCACCAAGAGTTTAAGGATCTTTTAAAAGACGCATATGATAAGCCATGGTGGCGGCGTTTTATGCGAACAGTAGAAGAAAGAAGAGATCAATTTATTCAAGCTCTTGTAGCAGGTGTAGACGAGCAACGAAAAGAAGATCGTCTTCGTGGGCAGATTGGTGAACTTCAGTGGATGATGCAAATTGATATGGTAGGTAAAAATTTACTAACCGAAGAGGAAAAGAAAAATGGCAAGTGAATCTAAGCCAGAAGTAACTGAAGATATTCTTGTAGCAAGTGGAGAAGAACTTTCTGATATGATTCGTGGTGCGTATGGCGCACCAGGAGCAGGAAAATCAAAAGTAGAAGTTCCTATAGATGATTCACCTGAACCAGAAGTTAGATTTGAAGAAACATTAACAGATGAGTCACCTGCGCAAAGAGATGGACCAAGACCTAGAGACTTACCTCCAGATGTCCAGGCAGCACTTGGTCGAATCAATGTATTAGAGAATGAAATTCAAAATCTTCGTGGCGTTACTTCGCGTCCACGTGCTCCTCAAATTGAAATGATCGAGCCTATTCCTGGTTTACCAGTAAAAATTCCAAAAGATCCAAATCAACGTTTCGTAAGACTAACTCAAGATCAAGTAAAAGGTATGGGCTTTGAACCTGAATTAGCGGAGTCATTCAATATTCTTGGAAACGTTTTCTTTCATTCTATTCAAGATATTTTGACGGCAGGTGCTCTTGAAGCATTTGATTTTATGCAGAATCAGAGAATGCAAGCGGGCATGCGTACTCGCATGTTTTTCGACGCGCATCCTGATCTGACAGAACATGGAGAACTTGTTGAGATTATCGAGCAGAGGGCTCGAACTCAGGAACGTCTTCATGAACGTATGCCAGTTCAACAGTATGACCAAGTAATTGCAGCTCGCGTTCGTTCGGGCATAGCCCGGATGAGAAATCAAACTGTTGATCAGTATATGGCTGAGCATCAATCTAGAGTAACACGGCGTCCAACGATGGAAACTCCACCTTCTCGTGCTATGAGTAGTTCACGTACAACAAGAATGCCTCGCGGAACAGGTCGGCCTGCTAATGCACAGCAAGCCGAACTTGATGCCGTTTTAGGCATCTAAAAAGGGGTAAAAAGAAATGCCTGCAACATTAGGAATGCGTGGAACAGGCGCATTTGGCGCAGATGAAAGACCAAAGAACTGGCGCGAAGCCATTCTTTTTCTTGCACCAAACGGCGAAGCACCCCTTACGGCGTTATCTTCACGTCTTGCGAGTGAGGGAACAGATGATTATGAGTATAGTTGGTGGGAGAAACGTCTTCCTACACAACGTTTTCTAGCAAATGGAGCACATCTAGCAGCAGATACAACAATTACTGTTGTTTCTGGCGCGAAAGATTGCGTAAAGGGTAACGTAATTTTGCATGAAACAAGTGGCGAACTTCTTCTAGTATCAAGTGATCCTACTTCTGATACTTCTTTGATTGTAACTAGGTCTTTCGGCGCAGTTGGAGCCGCAGCAATCTCAGATCAGGACGCATTTACAGTAATCGCAAACGTACATGAGCAAGGAGCGGAGACTCCTACGGCGCGAGCATACGCCCCGACAAAGAAGTATAATCTTACTGAAATTTACCGGACGGCGCTTCATCTTACTCGTACAGCACGCCGGACACGTCTACGGTGGGATAATCAAGGTCCTTATCGTGAGGCTCAGCGTGAAGCTCTAAGTCTCCATTCTATTGAAATGGAGAAGTCAACTATTTGGGGTGAGCGTGTAGAAACAACTGGTGATGCTGGCCAGCCCATGACAATGACGGGTGGTATTCTAGAATATATTACAACTAACAAGGGCGGCGCTTGGAATATCGCTGGTCTTCTAGACGAAGATGTACTAGATGCTAGACTAGAAGAACTTTTCCGTTACGGAACAAATGACCGTCTAGTTCTTGCTGGCTCAACCTGGATTCGCGCTTTTAATACTCTCGCAAAGCGGAATGGCGAGCTTTCTATGACTCCAGCTTCTACAACCTACGGTATGCGTATTGCTGAGTATGTAACTGCATACGGAACAATTATGATTAAGAATCATCCACTGTTTTCTCAGCACCCTGTATGGCGTAAGAATGCCTTGTTTATTGATACAAAGAATATTATTTGTCGTCCCCTAGACGAGACGATGTTTGTAAAGAATCGTCAGTCAAATGGTGCTGACGCAAGTCTAGATGAGTTTATGACAGAAATCGGCGCTGAGTGGCATTTTGAAGAGACTCATGCTTACATGGAAGGTGTAACGGGTGCTCTAATCGCGTAACCAGGCTAGGCCGGCGTTCCTAACTCCTCAGGAATGATAAAATATAATTACAGAGAACGCCTGTGCCTGTAGTTATACCGGTCTAGTAACTTAAGGAGAGAAAATGGAAAGAGACGAGATTGTAAAAGCAGTTCAAACAGACAAGATGATTAAGTATGTAGAAAGGACGCCAGAGGAGAGTGTTTCTAGAAATGCCGCACGTCAAACCGTGCGAGAGCCGAAAGGAGAAAAGTAATGAGTTATAGTAAGGATGACGGGCTTGGACAAACAAACATCAAAAGCACAACGCCGGCCGGTTCAGTAGACAAAGGTGTAAGAGGTGATGTTCCTGGTGGAGAAAGTAAGAAGGGTTCTCACATTAAGATTGAGGGGCCTAATTCAAAGAAGAAGTAAATAGACCTCTCCAAAAGGAGGAACGGTCATGCCATTTGCAAAATGGCGAAAGTTTATGGTTGGTCAAGGCTCTGGAAGAGCCGGTTTTGTTGGATTATTTAAACAATCAACTACGGCTGTAGGTAGCGTTGGAGCAGGAGAAGATAATCTTCAAAGTTTAACTCTCGAAGCAGATGCTCTTTATAAGAATGGTCAGGCTGTCCGCATTACAGCTTTTGGCTCTTGTGCTGCAAACGGTAACAACAAAACTGTAAAACTTCATTTTGGTGGTACTTCTATTTGCACAACGGGTGCTATTGCGGCAAATGACAAGAAATGGATTCTTCGTGCTCTTGTAATTCGCACTGGAAGTGACGCGCAGGATGCTATCGCAGATGGTCAGTTTAACGATGCTCTAGTAATTCCACAATTCACAGCATTGACTAAAGATGATGGCGCTGCCATTATCGTAAAGTGTACCGGCGAAGCCACCGCTGACAATGATATTGTGCAAGAAGGTATGACAATCGAAGCTCTCACCGTGTAATGGAGAAAGGAAAATGAAGAAATTCATTCTAGGGACAGTGATTGCGGTTGTACTTGCTGGAAGTGCGGGGGTTATTGCTCAGTCTAGAAACGAATGGATCGGTCACATGTTTTTCCGTCAGGCTTCACCTGAGTTACGCTTTGACGGGACTTTGAAGTTTCAGACTAAAGCAGCCGGCACTGACCTTTTTACAATTAATCAAAGTGGGCCTATTCTTGGTGCTTCAGGGACGGCGTTAACGCAAATGCGTTTTTATCGTCAGACTTTTAATCCAACTCAGATTGCTGATGTATCAGATGGAACAAACACTTCAGTAAACCAAACTTTTACTGTTACAGGGCTTGCTCTAACTGACACAGTTTTTGTAAATGGCCCGGCTCCAACGGCTTTATGTCCTCCGGCTGTTTGGAGAGTTTCTCTAGCAGATACTTTACAAGGTACTTTCTCAATTCTAAGTGGTGGTGCTGTTTGTACGCCAGCAACTGGAATTTATCAAGTGTTTGCTATCAGGACTTAAAGAATGAATAAAGGGAGAGTTAGTCTTTGGCTAGTCTTAGGAGGACTAGCTCTCCCTTTTTTCACATTTCCAAAATGGGGATTTGAAAGTTTGAATGAGTCAGTTCGGGAAGTTCCCTTGTTTCTTTATACGCTGTCTGCACTTTTTCTAGTAGTTTACTTTTTCCGGCGTGTAAGTAAAGGATTCTTCCTTTTAGGTATTTATTTAATTCTCCAGACTCTATGGTGGCATACATTTATTTCTCTAGCTGTAACAATGTGGATTATAATTTTTATGGCTTTAGTTCTTTTGGGAAAAGAGCTAGACTCAAAATATAATAAAATTATTATTTATGCTTTAACGGGTCTAGGTATAATTCAAGTTTGTTATGCACTTATTCAAACATGGCAGTTTGATCCTCTTTTCTTTGGTTTTCAGCGTGCTCCTGCACGCTTCGTGCATGGAACACTCGGTCATCATAATTTTCTAGGCGCTTACTTGGCAATGATAATTCCGCTTGCGCCTTTAGCAGCAATTCCTATCCTAGTTGTCGGATTATTTCTTTCTAATAGTCTACTTTCGTTTATTGCCGCCGGCATTGGTTTCGGATTTCGGCTTTGGCATTTTAGTAAAGCTGTAACTATTTATTACATAGTTGGAGTTATAACTTTAACAACGGCATGGTTCTGGGCAAAAAGCTACGATTCGTTCTTCACTCGAAAAAATACATGGTCTCTTGCCTTTGGCGATCATGATAAGTCTGGATTCTTGATTCTATTCGGAAATGGCCCTGGTTCTTGGTACACAAATATACCTACTCTTCAAAAAGAAAAAGGCTGGATAGAGTATTTCTATCAAGCTCACAATGAATATCTTCAGTTTTTCTACGAGACTGGATTTGTTGGAATTCTTCTACTAGGTTATGTTTTCTGGGAATTCCGCCGTGCATTCCGTTCACCCGCAGTTATTGCTCTAGCAATAAGTTGTGCTGGAATATATCTAATGCATCTATCTTATATGGCAAGTACAGCACTTGTAATTTTGATTCTGGCTCTAAATGGAGAGGAAAGATGGCAAAGAAACTCATCTTATTACTGGGTTTAAGTCTAGCTTTAACGGGGTTTGTTAGGTCTACTTTCACTCATACGGCGGTCACTGTTTTAACTGCGTCTTCGACTGCGACGTTAGTGGCCACAACTAGCAGAAATTATGTCCTACTTCAAAATGTTGGAGCTAATAATATTTTTTGTAAGTTTGGCGTTGTTGCAGTAGCTAACGAGGGATTTAGAGTTCCTGCTACGACCGGCGTTGTAGAGTTTACAGAAGCAATTCCGACGGCGGCTCTAAATTGCATAGCGGCAGCAGCCGATACTTTACTTCTTGTGACAGAAGGGAGACAACCGTGAGTAATAATCCTGATCTAAAGAAAGCTATTACAACTCTTCGTCACTTTGGGCTAGCTGGAAAGGCTTGGTCTGATTTGACAGAAGGGCTTAGTTCTGCTGAAAAACTTTTAGATAATCTTGAAAATATTGAAGCAGAAGCTTCGCGTGCATCGCAACGTTTAGCAGTAGTAAAAGAAGAAGCTGAAAAACTTCAAAGTACAGGGAAACAAAAAATAGCTGATCTTGAACAAGAATTTTTGGGAAAGCGTCGTGCCTTAAGCGAAGAGTTTGATGGATTTTGTAAAGATATAAAAACCGAAAAAGAGAAATTATCAACAAATCTAAATCTAGCAAAGACTCAAACAGAAAATCTAGAAAAGAAATGGAAAGCTACTAAGACTAGACTAGAAGGAGAACAAAAAGAATTAGAAAATAAATTAAGTGATCTTCGTGCGAAAGTTTCAGAACTACTAGGAACTCTACAAAACGTAACTAAATAATGGCTTTGACATCTACGAATACTTTTGCTGACTACCGCACACGCCGCGTAGATGAGTGGACTTTAGCGGCGGGTGAGACTGGAGTAGTTTTGGTTCTTCCAGGATACGCTGAAAGAAGCGTAGAAATTTCAGGTACTTTTGGTGGCGCAACAGTAGTTATTGAGGGTCGTAACAAGGTAGCAGGTTCTGTTTATTTTACTTTAAATGATCCATTTGGAAATGCTCTAAGTTTTACAGTAGCAGGTCTAAAACAGATTCTAGAAAACGTCTACGCCTTACGGCCTAGAGTTACCGGAGGCGATGGTACAACGTCAATCAATATATCTATAAATTCGAAAGCTACAACCTAAAATGGCTGATAAACGTATCAGTGAGTTGACAGATGGATCGCCTGCAGTAGCGGGTGATGATCTTCCTGTCTCTCGAACTGATACGGTTGCTACACGTAAAGTTAATGCACAGTCTGTGGCAGACTTAAAAACTTGGGCTAACTTAACTGGAATACCTGCAACTTTTTCGCCATCCGCTCATAAAGCTTCTCACGAAGATGGTGGTAGTGATGAAATAAGTGTATTAGGACTAGCTGGCCTTTTAGCAGATGCACAAAAAGTAACAGTAAGAAAAAATACAGGTGCAGATGTTGGAACTCGTAAACGTTTAAACTTAATTGAAGGTACTAATGTAACTCTCACTATAGCTGATGATGCTGGTGGAGATGAAGTTGATATTACAATTGCAGCTTCTGGAGCAGGTGGTG